TCGCCTTCGTAAGCTGGACTCCAGTCTGCGTCAATGTCAATATTGGTAGAAGTAATCAAGTACCACTCATTGGTCAAATTGTCGTAGCCGAGGCCAAAATTTCGATACAGTTCGATCTGTGCCAATGCACTGTTGCGCACCTCTGTTCCCAAGTCAGTGCTAAACAATGGAATAACTTGAGTACACACTGCACCGGTTGGCACATAGTTGTTGAGCACCACAGGACCCAATCCATTGCTAAAATTGCCCAGGCCTTGATTTGTTCCGTCAATGTATATTGCTTGGGCAGCGGCCCAAATTGTTAATTTTTCGTCAGCACGGGTAGGTACACCTAGCACCAATCGGTTGTTGGCGTCAAAATAGTATCCAGTGGGTGGCACAAATTTGATCAAGCTGCCAACTTTTACGTATTTCATGTTGTTGCTGGCGTAGATACCAAGCGACACAGGTGTGCCAGCTGGATTTTTAAAATAGCCGGTGGTTTCGTTTGCCAATGTTGTGCTTTGATTCCATGTCACTCCGAGTGCAGACAACAACGGTCTTGGATAATTGGCATAGTAAAATTGTGTGGCAGCATTGTCGGTCAATCGTGATTCAACTCGATTGGTAATGACATCACTGATGTCATTGGTGGTTAACCAGGTGAACAAAAATGTTGGCAACACATTGCTTTCATACAAAGCACCGTCGCTACCAAATGTGTTGGTAGAAGAATATTTGCCGGTGTTGTCAACCAGGTCAAGATATCTACTGGTACCAATTGACGCACGGTTCAGTGCCTTGCTTTTGATAATTGAGTTGTAGGCTGTGAATGGAAAGTTGTTGTAATCTTCCCCGTTGACCATGCGGTTTTGTGTGTAGTATCGAGCAGGAGCACGTTGCTTTATTTCATTGATTGTTTCTCTAGCCAGAGCATTGCTCACTGGTTCTGTAATACCACAGGTCAAGGTGAGTGTTTCCAGTTGTCCACTACGACTGACATAACTGATACTCAAAATCACGTTTTGCATTTCTTCTGGATTGATAATGTACTGCAACCCATTGCTTGCACGAACATAAGAACGGAATTGTCCAACTGGAATCTCAGAAAACACACCATCGCCAAAGTTCATGGTGATTTGATCATTTGCTCTGCTGGTGACTGAATACAAAGGACGCAACGAGGCCTGTTGCTCAACTGCGGCAGTATACACACTTTCAACAAATACCCACTCTCGAGCAACATTGCCCACGTTGTCCAATTGATACAACCAACGATCAGTGTTGTTGATGCCTTCAATGTTGATGTTTACTGCCCGGTTGGCAATGCGTTCTGGCAAGTTGAAATCTTGATTTTGCAAAACACCTTGCTTGAACAACAAGAAGAATCCTGTGTTGGCACTTGCAAACCCCAACTGATCATTACGAAACAAGAAATTAAATTGTCCGTTGGGTCGCGGACTAGGCTCGTACACATAATCGCGGCCACTGGCAGTGCTACTGACAGCTTCAAATGGCATGTTGATTCCGTCGATCACTGCGCTGTATGGCAACACAGGCAAAAAGCCTGGCAACAGGTTAACGGTATACTCGTCTGTGCGAATTCCTTGAATTGTGGTTCTGTTGCCGGGGCGGCCAATGCGTTGAGTGTTTAGCAGTGCAGCATTGATGATGGCAGTGAACTGTTCTTGCCAATCAAAATTGGTTGGATCTGCCCAGTTCACCGTGATGTTGGCCAAGTTAATGCCGTTGTAGTCTACAATATTTTCTGTAGTTTGAATTGAAAATACTTTGAGATAGCCCGATGATTCGGTGTTGCGCTTGGGGGTATATCCCACCAGGTTGGCCAGTTTGACCACGCTGTCACGCCGCTCAGCAGTGTCTAGATAGTTTTCACGAGTGTTTAGATCTGTACGAAATGCCAGGGCCTGACCCATAAATGCCATGACATCCAGCAAGGCAATAAATTCACTTGACTCAATGTAGTCGTTGAATGTTTCTGGGTAGTATAATCGTAGATAATCTACAAAACTTTTGCGCAAAGTCTCAAAGTCATAACTTTGGAAGTCGGCTTCGCGGTAGGTCTGGTAGATTCTTTTCCAATCCTCTACACCAAATACCGTGGTTTGTCTAGTAGTTTTTGCCATAATAATCCATCTTGTAGATTATTTATGGCAAAAATAAACCACCCAGTTTATGTTTAGGTGTAGCTGGCAGTGCGAGTCTGCTGGTCAAAATACAGTGTCAAGAACTCGGTGGTTTGCCCAGGCACCATCATCAATGCTAACTGAATCAATATACCGTTGTCTTGCGGAAACATTTCAGCTGATTGAATATAAATTCTTGGATCCAGGCTGGCCACACGATTTATTTCTGCTAGAATAGCACGTTCAGTATCTTGGGTTTGATTTTCAAACAAATAACTCCAGATCACAGTTCCGTATCCGGGACGGCCGACCACCTGGCCCTGTTGTATGTTAAATGCGTTCAACAGATCTCGCTTGACCAATTCAAAATCCACCAGTGTGAATTTTTTTGATTGCCCAATTGTGTTAAATCCTACAAATGTTGTCATGTTTGTATTTACTCAATTGCTTAGGCTGCGCGAACCGGCGGTAACCCCAACCGTGCTCTAATAACTGGGTCATCGCCGGTATATGGAGGCGCTTTGGGATCCCCCAGTGCATTAATTTTACTATCAATGTTTGCTGCTGTTAGGCCGCCAGTCAAGCCAGATATAGCGCCGGCTCCAGGTAAGTTGGCCAATGCACCTGCTCCGGTCACAGTGCCCAGAGCACCCGAGGCTTTAGACAACAGGCCCTGAGCATCGAGGCTCCCACTCAGTGCAGACTTGGCCTTGCTGGCAGCGTCGGTTAATGCAGAAGTGTCAACGGCTTGAGGACTGAAATTAGGCAACGGTATTTTATCACTGCCAATCAACTTAGAAGTGGCTGCGTTCAGTGTAGATCTATCAACTGTTCCTTTGAAACCTGCAGCAGGGACGATTCCTGCCACAGCAGCCGGCAGTTTGAAGTCGCTAAAATTCACTGCAAACTGACCTTGTTTGGCCAGTGAATCCATCTGAGTTTTCAACCCTGACGTCAGATTGCTGCCAGCACCGGATACTCCAGATATTGCTCCCGACACTCCACTGGCCAACGAGCCTGCTGCGCCGGATATTGCATCAGTTGCAGATGTTGTGCCTTTGGCCCAGGACACTGCATTGCCAACTCCAAATTTACTGGCATTGGCCAATAACCCACCAAGCTCAGCTGTGCCTCGGTTGGCCAAACTTGATACATTTGGTAATCCACTGGTTATGCTACCGAGAGCACTAGACGCTCCGCCGAACGCACCGGTTGCACTGCCAACTGCTCCACTGATTGTACCGGTTATTCCACCAAGGGCACCGGTTACTCCGCTGAGTGGCCCAGAAAGATTTGAAAGGCTGTCACCGGCCAGGCTACTCAGTGCCTTGGGTGCCGCCACCAGCCCGGCTGATGCTGATATCAAATTCTTTCCTGCATTGGCGGCAGCATCGTACAGTTGTCCTGTTGGCTTTTTTAAATCAGTACCGGGTGTTACTATTTCCCCAGTTTTGACCAAGGTGTCAAAACTGGATTTCATTAGCCCAAATTGAATTTTATCTTGCAGTGGGGGATTCTTCAACAAATCTGTCACGGCTGCTACACCGTCTTTGCCGGTCCAGACACTGGGACTTTTTAATACATCCATTGGTCTAATCATTGTGTTTGTCCTAGAAATCTAGCAGTGGTACCGCACTTTAGGTATCCAGCGTCTTCTAATTGTTGCACACTTAGACCGTATTTGCCAACACCAAGTTCGTCGGTTGCTACATCAGCTGGCTGGCATACACTGGCTGCTACCGCTGCCATCACAGCCTGTACTTGTGTGGTTGACAGTGGACCAATTGATTCTGTCACTGTTGATTGATCCACATAATCTGCTGTGGTTATGCCGTTGTTGATTGGTACGTCTGTCAACAAGGGCAAAGACGACACAATTATTGTATTGTTCAAGCCAGTATTGTTGGTTACACCAGTGGATCCAATGCCGCCACCTTTGTAAATTGCCAACAGTGGTACATCTGGAACACCAGCTGTTCCACGTGAGAGCCTTGACTGGCTAAATTCAATCACTGTGTCGGCAAGTGACTGCAACTGATCCCCAGATCTCAGTCCAACAAATGCACCAGCAGCCAGTTGTTCAAGATAAATTTTTTCTGCTTGTGCCAGGGTTGAACCAGCAGGTCCTTCGAGTGTGAACAACTGCCCGTTTGGCAACACAAATGTAAATTTAGCCATTGGCATCTCCGGTTACTGTGCCTGACCAACCCGAAGGCACAGACGGAGTATTGGGCGGAGTAGTTGGTTGTCCTTCTTCCATGGCCACTTCCACGCTGACACCTTGATTGTGAAATGGCCATGGTTCGTGTGTGGGTGCTCGTGTCACAATGCTTTCTAATCCAGTGGCTGCAATTTGCCAGCCGGTGGCATTGTTGAATTCTGTGTTGGGCATTACACGTTTTTCCAATTTGACAGGTGCTGCAACTGATTCGGCTGAGCCGCCATTAAGATCAATACCGCCTGCTTGCAGTACCATGGCGCCGCCGGCGTTCCAGGACCCCTTGTTGCTGACCATTGCGAGACTGCCATCTGCTAATACTCCAATACGAGCTTTGCTGTAAAAAGTCATTTCGTCATTGCTGAACACAGTTAACTTTTTTTCAGTTTCCAGCGTGGTACCTGCCATGCTTTTCATGTTGATGGTTTTGCCGGCAAACATGTTGATATCTTCGTCTGCATGCAAATTGATTGTGCCTTGTGTTCTCACATTGACTGAGTTTGTGGCATATACATCTAAGGTGCCTTCTTGTCCAAACTCCAGCCATGTTTGTCCATTGGCATGAATGATATAGAAAAAATTGCCATCGTCGCTCATGGTGATCTGGTGTCCGCCAGCGGTGCGAATTCTTACTAAATTATCTTTCCCTTCAAGATCGCCATCATCCAATACAATACTATGGCCGCCTCGACGACCGACCACATTTACGTCTGTGGCAGTGATAGATCCGGCGGCAATGCGTTTTTTAATGTCAGACTCACTGATGCCACCTTGATACACTGCACGACCCGGAGTACTCAGTCCAAAGACACCGCTGGGACTTTCTCGTTGACTGGTTGAACTGATTGGTCCTCGCTGAACGTCTGCCAAGGTACCTTGTTGAAACATTTCTGCTGTTACAAAACTGTGTACTGGTTTAGGTTGTTTGAAAAACTGCGGGTTGTCATCAATCTTGGAATTTTCCGGATTGATTTCTGTCACTGGCAACACAGTGGCGCCTTTGTAATAGCTTTTTTGATCACTGTTTTGCAAATCAAATGCAGAGCTTGCACCAATTGCTGGAATCATGTGAGTCATGCCTTGGTCCGGAATACAGCCAATGTAATATCCCAAGTTAGGGTCTCCGCTGGCAAACACACACAACACGCTCACACCCAGGTCTGGAGGAGTAAACCACATGCCGTAGCTTTGTGGATTGCCGCCAATGTAGCCGCCCACACTGTTAGTGTCGCCTTTGTTGCCGGGACTGCGTGGTGTTGCTCCGTAGAATGAAGGACAGTAACTCACTGTGCGCCACAATGTTTTATCTTCTGGATCTGTACCGGCAAACTGTTCAATGTACACTTGTAATCGGCCTTGTCTTGTGGGGTCAACGTTGTTTTTGACCACTCCAACAAAGGGTCCAAAAGCCGCAGTTGTGCCGCCACGATCAAGTTTGTAGTTTGGTGCAACTCCACTGTTTCTAATGATATTGTCTGACATTATGGTTCTCTGTTCATTATTTGATTTACTGGAGGAATAGTTGTAAATGCAGCAGCATCATCATCGGCTGCTATTTGTTCTTGACGTATAGCCGCATCTTCCGCTGCCAACACTCCGTACGGATCAGTTGGAGGTCGGCGCAGGCTTGCAAATGCTTCTGCATCCCCTTGTGCTGCTGCATCCGCAGCTATGGCAGCATCTTCAGCTGCCAACACTCCATAAGGATCAGTTGGAGGGACAGTTTTAAATGCGGCAGCATCATTGGCAGCCACTGCTGCTTCTGCTATGGCTGCGTCTTCTGCTGCAAATATTTCGTTTCTTTGTGCATCGGTCATGACGTTGGGTGGTCGTACCTGGCCAGCAGCTATGGCATTGTCAATTCTGCGAACATCTGCTTGAGAGGCGCTTTCAGCACGCTGAGTATTGTTGTTTTTGCCAGCAGCAGCGGCAGCAGTAGCTGGATCCAATAAATCAATAAAAGTTCCTTTGATGTCTTGTTCAAATCTACCTTTGCTGAATCTACTAACAACTTGCGTAGTTTTGTATGTATACACCGCTGAGGCTGTACCTGTTTTGTTGGGGTTGGCTAGGCCGGTGCCTGTTAGATCATAGTCAACTCCAGGATTCCATTGTATATCAAAAATAATTTCCTGAGCGTCAAAATTGATTCCGCCATCGGGATTGAACGGATTAAAATTAAAGTTGAGTGAGCTGATGCCGGTAGCAGCTTCTCCTTGCTGTAGCCAGGCCGGATCGCCTACAATGTTCAACTCACAGTTGGCAATGTCTGACCTGCTGTACAAGTAATCCGCTGCTGATGCACCTATTGAGTTTGTTCGGCCGTCGGCTCCCTGACTGCCGCTGTCTGCCACAGCCGCTTGATATTCACGAGGAGGTGTTTCTCTGTTGTTTGCAATTCGTGTGGCAGTCAACAACTGAGGGCTGGTAAATGTTGTGTGGTATAATTTGTTAAAACTTTGTTCGAATCTCAACACCTGAGTGTTTTGTCCTGTGAACCAGTATTTGTAGCTCTTGTGTCGGCCGCGCAAGGTTGCGTTTGAAAAATATTCACTTTCCATACTGTTTATAGGATACGCAGAAATCACATATGTGATGTTGTAAGCATAGTCATTGCGTTTTTTGTCCAGCTTGATTGGAGTGGTCTGCACTGAAATTTTGTACCAGACCAAATTTCCCAGTGGTTTTTGTGGTTTTGGTTTTTGCGTTGGTTCATCAATTATAGCAGATGCTTGATCAGCAATATAGGTGCTGTTTTTTAATATTTCATCCAGAATAACCACAATCGGTGTGCCGGCTTTGGCGTCAAAAGTTCTCACATCATAATCAGCAGAGTTGGTGTTAGGATTGACCTTGTCTGACGGGCTTTTTGACTGTTGCATAGGCACCTTGGCCTTGTTGGGCTTGCCGCCCTTGGTAACACGGGCATCTCCCAGGCCAGCAGGTGCAAATTCTATGCTGTAGTGATTGGCCACTTCCCAAATTCCAGCACTCACAAGGTCAGCTTCTTGTTTGTTCAATGCAGCGATGAGACCAACTGCAATATTTTTATTCACACTGGGCGCAGCGTTGGCCTTGGGTGGTGCAGATGTAGCAGATGCAGGTTTGGTTTGGAGAGTTGAAAGATCTACTGATCTTTCAGTGGGTGTGGAGCCTCGTACCAAAATTGCTTGTTTGGCCGCCAACTCCTCTGGCGTCGATGGTAAGGGAGTCCCATTGGGTCCGCCGAATCTTTTTTTAGAAATGCGCTCTGCATCAAATAATATATTGGCCATGTATTATGCTCCTGCTCCTAAACTGTTGATGGTTCCGCCACCTACTTCTTGATTGGGTGTTCCATCAATCACGGTTGACGTCTGAGGTGTAGGTGTTGTTTGTCTGCCATCATCTGGTGATACTTCTGCCAATACTACACCTTTGGTCAGCAGGTCTTTGACTGTGGCTCCTGATATCTCAATATCAGCTTTGATCACACCTAGGTTAGAACCAAATCCTATTGAGTAAGGAATAGCTGTTGCTTTGACCTGATATTCAACCAACCTGTTGTTTACACTGAAATTGATGTCAGACAGTCTAAAAGGTATAATTTTTTCCACAACGGCATTGTTGTTGTCAGAGTCGCTGGCCTGCACAATTTTTCCATTTTGATCGTAGCCGTAAAACCGTATGATCAGTGCATAATAGGCAGCAACATAGGGAACTCCGTTCACAGATTCTTCGGTGATTTTTTTGTACACTGACTGTACTGCTTTGTACAAGTTGTCGATCAGTGTTATGCCCGAAGTTTCGGTCACAGTAAAACTCAACTCAGTGGCGTTGTGGGCTCTATTGCTGCCTTTGCCGGTTATTGTGCTTTTTATTTCTAGATTGTCAAAATAGTAATCCAATCCAAAGAATGGGTTGCGACCTGCGTTGGTTGAGTTGCTGCCAGCAAAGGTGGTTGATCTAGGATCGCTTGATCCAGTCCTTCTTCCGGACGCATCTCGAAGTTCAGGTTGTACTCCAGCAGTTCCTGCTGGAGCTCCTCCGCTTTGAATCAATAGGTTGTATTGACTCACTGTTATTTTTGATGTTTTTTGCAGGGTAGTGTACTGCTCCGGTGTCAGCAGGTACCAGCCAATGTTGTAGGTATAACTGGCATATTGATCCAACACATTGTTTTTTGGCGCAAAAGTACTTTGGCCAGCAGTGGCAGCTGATATAATTTGCTGTGTGTTTGCAGCAGTAACACCATCATCACCTTTGACAGCCGCACCGGGTTCACCGCCTGGGCGTCCTTCTGCAAGCGGAGTGTACAGTTCTCCTGTTTCGGGATTTCGACGAGAAGTTGCCAGGGCGCCTTCTTCATTGTATATTGGCAATCCTCTGGTATTGTCGACCGATTGTGTTTCTGTTAAGGTCTTTACCGGAGGATTGGTTCCTGTTTCTGTGTTGCTGGCCAAGGTGGCAGCTTGATCCGTTGTTAATCTTCCTGTGCTGGTAGGAGCCGGTGCAGGATTCTGTGTGGCTCCGGTATCACTAGTAGCAACATT